ACCAGCAAATTGAAGAGAACGCATTGATGGAAGGATTTCTTTCTTGTAGACATACGAGTAGGCTTTTTTGATTTGTTTTTCTAGTTGAGGAAATTTACGAATGTGCATCTGCATATTGCGATCTGCAATTTCGTTCCAGATTTCTCTTCTTTGAACAGGCTCATCGTATTTAGCATACTTGCTCCATACAACAATGTCCGATAGTATTTGATGATTCAGTTCCATATTAGAATGCCTTTCCGTGTTTGTATCCTCGCATAGAATTGTACTTCATCTTCAACTCGATGTGCTTTTCAAGGTCGATGCCCATACCTCCACACAAATCAAACAAACGGATGGCAACATCTGCAACCTCGTCTTCGAAACTACTCTTGATGTGATCTTCAAACTTCTGCTTCCACTCTGGGATGTTCAACTCGAACTCCTCATCTGTGTTTGCCAATTCAAGATCGTGGGCTAAACTTACTACTGTTAGGGGTTTGGCGTAATGGTCTTTACGCAATGCTTCTTGTGCTTCTGCTAACTCGCTGACAATCAGCATTAACATCTCGGACACGTTTCTTTCTGTGTCCCAAAAGCCTTTTTCTTTGGCTGTGCCGTGTGCTTTCTTAATTAAATCTTTCATGGGGCTACAAATATAATCTGAGCCCAAACCTAAACCAAATTATTTTTTGGTTGTCTTTCCGTTCTTTCCGTTGCGAGCACGGTTGGCAGAACGCTTTTCAAGCACTATACTGCCTGACTTTGTATGACTTAAGTCAACACCATTGGCGTGACGCTTGCCATAAATTTTTCTTTTGCGTGCCTCACCATTGAGTTCAACACGTTTTGCAACCTGTTCAGGTCGTTTGTTGAATTCTTTTTGTGAAGCGTAGTTGCGACCAGTTGCTTTATTGCTTCCTGGTTTCTTACTTTTTCCAACTATTGTGTTTCTTGGCATCTTTCTTTTCAATTATTTCCCCGATGAGGTAGGAAATTCCTATCGTAAAGGTAACAAATAATATTCCGAATAGGAAACCTTCCATCATTTTCTCTTTACGTTAGTAACTCGCTTACCCATACCAACCCTTGACTTCTCGGCTTTCTTTGCTGCGAGTTTAGAAGGGCTCAATTCGGACTTTGTTACTGGTGTTTTTGACGATACTCTTTTGGATGGACGGCAATATTCATTCTTTCCTCCTGCACCGCAAGCCTTACCGCTTTTGGTGTCTACCCATTTCTCTGCCCCCCATCTTTTCAGATCAGAACCAGCCTTTGTTTTTTTGACATTGCCACTTCCTTTTCTGCACTTTGCAATTGCTTGTGATGCCCTAGCAGAAGGGAACACAGAGTATTGTGCTTTGACTTTGGTGTAGCAAGCGTCTTTCATCCTTGACCTCTGTATTTTTTAACGTAGTTCTTGGATGTCTTCAAAGAGGAGGTTTTCTTTTTAGCCACAACTCCCGGTCTTTTAATGGATGCCTTGGGCTTCCACTTAGCAATTTCCTTGCTTGATTTTACTTTTGTTGCCATAGGTACATTCTGAAATAGTCGAACTCTTCTTTACCGCCTTCTTCAACATAGTTGAGGTAAGCGTCATATGCTGGACCAGTCATTTTGATTTCTACAAACGCTGTATCAAGACCATTGGCGATCATCTTAGCTGAAAGCATTTCTGACTTTTTCTCAGCAGCGACAACAGCCTCTTTCAATTCGGCTTTCTCCTCTTGCTTTTGTGCAACAAGTGCTGCACTTTTGGTTTGTGCAACTTTGGTTACCTCTGAGGCCATCGCCAAATTTTTCTGTATCTTGGCAAGCATCAACTCAATATCATCCACAGGGGGAGTTGTAACAGCCCCAACAGGAAATGCCAACTCTAGAGCGAGGATGAAAAAACAAAATACAACGATGAGATTTCTCACAACTTTTTAACGGTGTTGATAATCCGCAGTTCTGTTATGGCCGCAGACAAAGCGGAATCTGATTTTTTCAGAGCCGCTCCCATTTTATCCACCTTGATTTCAAGGGCATCGATCTTTTGATTAGATTTTTCAATCTGATCAAGATAACTTGTCTTACCGTCATAGTACAGATAGCTAACAGCCAACAGCATACAAAAAGCCACACCTGCAACTGGATTCTTTTTAAAATCATCGAAGGAGATGGGTAAGGGGTTAGTTTTAACTTTAGGAGTACTCATTCTTTTATCTTTTTATAGTAGTAGATAATTGCCATAATACCTGACACACAGCCGATTAGCCCAACGACTACAGCTACAACAGGTTGCCAAGCAGTAGCTATGCTAATCAATGCCGAAGCACCGGTTACAATTGTAAGCCCATCGGCTGTGGAATCAGTTTGTTGAATCATTTCTTTTTCTTTAGTTTTGCAGTTACTGTTTTTGTCAAACCCATTCTAGTCTTTATTCCTTTTGGTTCTGGGTATTTTGCATTATCCATATATGCTCTAAATGCACTTTTTGATGTGGCCTTAGGTGCGGATTTTGGCTTTGGTTGTTTCATAGCGTTTAAAAATTAACCATTCGTGAAGGTTTGCCTTTTTTTCCAGGTAAATTTACCGTTTTAGAACTTGGAGAACCTTTTTTCTTTGGAAGTGGATTTAATCCTTTAGACTTGCTTTTTGAATCAGGTCTGCTTACTGGCGTTTTAACTACAGTATCGGGAAGTCTTTTGATTTTTTGCTGCATTTTAACAGGGCCAGCATTAGCACTTCTTTTAATCCTGTTTGCATTGGCTGCTTTTCGAATATTACTGCCGTGAATTTTCATGTGCTGCACAACATCCGTCATGTCACCATCGATTCCGTTAATTATGTCTCCGTAGTGTGTTTCTGGAAAATTAACTTTGCGTGATATGCCTTGTGGCTTTATGTTTTTTACCTCACTAGCGGCATTTTTTTTCATTACTGCTTTTTCAGTAGGTGCTAAACCCCTTGAAGGAATTTTCTTCACTTCGGCCATTCTAGCCTTGGATGCTTTTTTCTTTGCTCCGATTATTGGTTTTTTCATTTTCTTTTTTTGGGTTTTGATTTGATTGGAATATTTAATTTTGCATTTACACCATAGGATCTTCCTGTTCCTACGCTTGCACCGACATTAAGATTTTTATTGATCTGTCTGCTTGCTCCTATGCTACCACTTCTGTATCCAGGACCAACATTGACATCGCCACTAAGCGTTGTTTTCTTACGAACAATAGAGGCACTCCCACCTGCATATATATTTCTTCCAGATCCCTCTGCGTACAAAGAAAGTTTAGGTGGGTTTTTCTTTACTGCCTTTTTCATTTTTTAGAATCCTCCGTTATCTCCTTCTGGAGTACATAAATTAACACCGCCACCACCTATTGTTGTACATCTACCAGCTCTCCTAGACTTTTTCTTGTTCTGCTTACGCATTTCTGCCTGAGTGGTTGGCTTAGATGTAATCTCTTTCAAAGTTTTTCTGGCTGCTCGCCTCAATTCTTTTGGTGTTGAAAGTTCGGCACCCCTATCAGTTCGCATACTAACAATTTCACGAACCGCTTTTCTTTTATTACGACTCAACTCATAGGCTTGACCGTCTTTATATAAAGTTGGTCCTTTTTTCTTTGCTCTTCCTTGCTTGCTAGACTGGTATCTTTCAGATCCTGGGCTTAATGTGTAAGCACGCTCTCCGTCTCCAACTCTTTTCGTACGATCTGCACTTCTTCCTGATCTTCTGAACTCTCTTTTTTCAGCACGCTCTTTCTGTTTTTCTGCTTTGCGTTCGCTTGGACTTTTGATTCTTCCGCTACCGAAAACTTTTGAAGTTGCTTGGAATGCACTAGCAGGAGAAGAAGCAGTTGCAGTTTCTTTTTTCTTCTTTGCTCCGTATCCTGTTACAGCACGGCCGATTACTCTAGCCTCTTGCTTAACTTGTGCACCAGCCTTTTTAACAGCTCCAGCGGCCTTACTATTTTGTACCTTGCGTACAACACTAGTAACCTTAGCCCTTGTAGCAGGACCAATGATTGGGTTTTTCTTCTTGATAGCCATTACTTTTTGGTTGATTTTTTATTCTTACCTGCTCTCCAAGCATCTTTAGGCGTAACTTTTTTAGTGCTGTTGCCTCGAATTCTTTCAGCACCACGAGTAAATCTAGCATCTGCTAAAATAGTACCAACAGTAGCACCAGCTACACCAAGAGCAGCACCAACAGTCTTCATTCTTTCTTTTCTCTTGGCGGCTTTGCTCTCTGGTGTTTCAATGGTACGCTTGATTTTAGGAGCAGCCATAGGAGTAGACACTCTGCGAACTGCTCTTTTAACCTCTCTATCTGATTTTCTAGACTCTTTTTTGGTCTGAGGCCCAATTGGATCTATTTTTTTTTTCATTTCTTTGATGTTAAAGCATTCTTTTCTTTACACCAGTGCCTTTACCAAACTTACCGGGCATATTTACTTTTTTACCCGGGTTTTTACCAGGATAAGCAATAGCAATTACCGGTCCAGAAGGTTTCGCTTTTGGAGTTTTCATTTTAGGACCTAGTGATCCACCACTTTTTCCTGTTTTTTTCATTTTGGGGCCCACCATTCCAGCAGACTTTCCCATTGTTTTTCCGTATGGCATAGTATTATTTCTTTTTGGGTTTTGATGGTTGCATTCCTACATACTTCTTTGGCTGACCTACTGGTTTAAGATTTTCAGCGCCAGCAGCCTTACCTTTAATTTTAAGGTATGCAGCCATACTGTCCTGGTAAGACGGAGCCTGAGGTTCACGTCTGTAAACAGGTGTTCCACTTGTTGGAGAACCTGGAGTAGCAGTTCCCATAGATGCTCTCTTCATCATGTAAGAGTGCATAGATTTTTTATTTTTTTCGTTTGGCATGATATTTATTTGTTTTTCTTTACTTTCACCTTACCGCTTGGCTTAGTGGGTTTTGAGTTGTTGTGTTCTAGCTTCTTAGCTACAAAATTACAGTTGAACATATTAACACTTCCATCTTTTACGAGCCTGTCTCAAACGTGAGTTTGGATCTGCGGCTGCTTTGGGAAAATTTGCCATTTGGCCAGCACTACGAGCACAAAATGATTTGCGTCTTTTAGCGTCTGCACTACCTGCCTTCACCTTGCTAGTTACAGCAGTCTTTAATTTACTTCCGGGGTTTGCTTTACGATAAGCAGCGACACCTTTAGCCGTCATGCCTGCTCCACTCTTTGTGGGGAGATAATTGGCATTCTTGCCTTTGGTTGTTCTCGCTATGGGCTTATCCTTCGGCATCTTCTTTTTTCTTGAAGATTTTATTAACTGCTCCGAGACCCAATGCACCAAATGCAAGGGCAGTTACACACTCTACCAAAATGGCAGCAGGTGCAACGTGTTCTTCGGAAAAAGAGTTGTGATACATAGTAGCACACAAAGCAATGGTACACAATATACCTGCAAAACGATTGGATGAAAATTTACCACGTTCGTCTTTGAATATCTCGAAGAATTTCATACTATATCAAAGATAATAAATAAAAACAAAAAAGGCAACCTTCTACAGTTGCCTCTTTTTTTAAGATAATTTGTTGTTATGCTTGTGCTTCAGTCCAAGACAAACGACCAAATACGTTAGATGTACCAGTAGTCAAAGCCTGTACCATAACGGTCAAGATATCTGGACCATCAGGATAGAACTGAGTATTCACAGTAGTTGTTCCTCCACCCAAGATTGAGTTAGAAAGATCTCGAATCTGTCTCAAGTCATAGGTAGAAGTACCATAAGTAGCACCACCAGAGTTTACATAGAAACCACCCACAACTTCACCACCTACCATTGTACGTCCTGAACCGTGAAAACAAACTTGAGCGAGTGAAGAACCACCTACGTTAGTCCAAGTATCAGCAGAACTCACAGTTCCATTAAGAACAAGCGATATCAAGTAGTTACCTTGTGCGTAAATACCAATACTGAACAAAGACAACTGCATTCGGTTAATGATTTCACGAATACCAAAAGCACCTGTCAAACCAGAACTCACCGAAGGAGCAAGACGGATAGACATCAAAGCAAACCTGTTACCTGCGGTAGGCACAGACAAAGCAGTTGTAGTACCTGTTGTAAAGATGAATTGCTTATCTTCATCAAAACGGCCATCCATAATTACTGAAGATCCCCAGTGTGAGATGATTGGTGCAGCAGTAGGCCCACCAAACTCAACTCCAATAGGAGCATTTACGTTGAAAGTAAAAGCTTGGCCTGTGGTTGCAGACATAGGAGAGAAAATAACTCCTGTTGGGTTAGCAGCTGTTGCAGCGTAAGCAAAAGTAATAGTAGTTCCAGATACACCTACAACATATGTTCCATCAGGAAACGCAGATGAAACAACACGTTGACCAACTTGCAAGTTAGCAGAAGATGATACAGTACCTACCACAGAACCAATGTTGATGGTAACAGCAATACCTCCAGGTTCACCAGCCCTTGCTCTAGTTACCCCCGTGAAACTAGTAGCAGTCTTACCTGTGTAGTTCATATGCTCAATAGTTGAGCCGTTGTTCACTACAATAATTCCACTATTAGGGAAAGCACTTGCATCTACTACGTTGATTGTAGTGTCTCCAGTACCTACGCTCGCAGAAATTCTGTTTGCCACAGGAACCGTACTTGTTTCATAACGAGCAGGTAAGTTACCTGTTCTCATATACGCCTCAAGGTTTACGTTGTTGTTGGCTAATTTGTGGCAATAAGTCACTTGACCGTTAACACCACGGAATCCCCAACGAATTGGACCTGCACCATACCAAGAATAGTCGATGTAGAACATCTGCATTTTAGACAAATCTAAGTTGAAACCAGATGGGTTGACTGTTCCACCTGCTCCGTTCATCCTATCGATGTTCCACAAAGACTGAGGAATTTTGGTATCAACAGTTTTGGTTACAAAGGCGTAAGAAGGAGCAGTAATAGAAGGTCCTCTGTAGGCAGGATTGATTGTGAATTGAGTATCACTAATTACACGACAAACTTTGTAAGATTGACCTTTAATCACAACCATATCATTAGGGCTCAACTGAGTTGAATACTCAGAACCAGTACCCGTAACAGTTGTACCATTATTTGCTACTACTGCGGAACCAGAGATTTGATAGGTAGATGCTCTACGTACAGCGTACAAAGTTTGACCGTCAAATTCAAAGAACAAACCATTCTGATCGTCATACATACCGATACGAACACTAGAGCCAACCCAAGAGTTTACGTTTACTTGGTATTGTCCTGAAGCCGAAGCAGCAGATGGTGTAGAAAGAGCAGTATAAGTAAATCTAGTAGGAGTAATAACTCCTGTTACTGTAAATGTACCATTGTAAGCAGTTTCAATACAACCAGCAACAGTAATGCTAGCACCAAACTGCAAGTTGTGAGCCTCTTTAGTATTGACTGTAACTGTAGTTCCAACAGAGGTAATCAAGTCGGGGTTGAATGATGGCTTCATAATAGAACCTGTAGACATCATAACACCTTTACCAGACTGATAACGGAAGTATTTACGAGTCTGACGAACCAACATTTCATTGGCAGAAGAAGCGTTAGAAGAAAACTTCACACCTCCATCAAATGCTCTGTGTAATACAGATCCTACAGGACGAGCAAATATTTGGCCACCAGTAGGGTTAGCAGCAGGAGCAATACTTGAGTAGTATATGAATTGTGTTTCAGAAACAATACGAGCAACAATCCAAGCACCATTGGCATTTGCTTGAGAAGAACCAGTTACTACAATTTCGTTTCCAAGAGCTAATCCGTGAGGAATAGTAGTTGTAACAGGTATTGCCAAACCAGAACTCCAAGCAAATGTAGGAGTACCTCCAATTACAGCACCTGTATAAATCTGACCTTGATAAACAGCAGTTACATTTGAGTTCAAGATTGAACCAGTTGTAGGAGCAGGGAATGCTGCGGTATAAGTAAAGGTAGTACCTGTACTATTTGCAGTAAACAAACCATTAGCACCTTCGAATGTTGCATCTTGGATAAACACCGGAGTACCAGCACTTATAGAAGTACCAGTAGTTACGCTAATTACACGAGAACCTGCTGTACTAGAAATTGCAGTAACAGCCAAAGGAGTTTGTACGTTGTAAGTAGCGTAGGGTCTGTAGTTGGTCATGTTGATTGTTTCCCACTTTGTTGGCTGTGTACCATATTCAAAGTCGGTATCAATCATTGACTGAGGCTGAGATACCCGGAAACGATCCACGGGATCAGTAAGGTTTTCTGAGGCCCTCATAGGAAGACCAAATTGTAAATCGCCACCCAAGGTTTGGCGCATGGTTGATGTGGAAAGAGTCGCTGAACTTACAGCAACGGTCTGTCCTTCTATCCCAACCTTTAAGCGTTTTCCACCCGTACCTAGGGGGTTACTTTCTAATAAGGGGGCATTTTCTCTGGTATCTAAATTAGCCATATATCAAAGATAACGAATTTATTTAAAACATTCAAGAGCCTGAGCCTTCACCAAAATACTCATAGTCTCATTGTCCTTAATAAAATTCGTGAGGATTTGAGTATCTGTGGGATCTAAGTCCAAAGATTCACCTTGGTACATCTTGGTTGCCCAATACCAAAATTTAAGAGCATCACCTTTAGGTGTTGAAATTAATGCTTGAGCTACAATTTTTCCAATGTACGCTCCCTCGATTTCTTTTCCATCGAGTCCTACTGCAAGTTTATTTAAGTTTATCATAAATTTTCAAATACAAAGTTACAAAACATTTACAATTATCCCATTTTGTATATCTAAAGTTTGCATTCCGGGAGGATTTGTAGGTACCGTAAACATCCCTGTAAAACCACTAGGTATAGCAGGACCATCAGAAGCAGCAGTAATTCTACCCTTTGCATCTACGGTGATATTTGCACTTGTATAAGAGCCTGCGGTTACGCCTGTATTACTAAGACTTGTACTGATTGAAGTTGCACCCGAACCCGTCACATCCCCTGAAAGAGTTATGGTTTGGTTTCCACTAACAGGAGTGAAGCCTAGAGCAGTAGTGACATCACTACCACTCAAGGTTATTGCTCCTGTTCTAGTGTTGAAACTAGTTACCAAATTAGTTGTGCTGAGACCCAAAGTAACATCTCCGGTTCCTGAATCCACTCCTGTACTACTAATAGTCAATGGAGAGTTTACAAGTACTTTTGTAATTACTGCTTGTGTTGTGGTTGTAGTGTCCATATCGACCCTACGAACCGCACCATCCGCAATTAAAAATGTTCCAATTTGAGTTCTAGGCATAATTATGGTTTCAAATAATTGATTCTAATTTTATCTGTTGGGAATGGTACAAACAAGAATGTAACAGTCAAAGGAGTATTGGTGACTGTGTAGTCATTACCTGCCCCTGGCTCCATTAAAACACCATTCAAGTACACTCGCTCCGAACCAGGAACTGCATTACCAGTAGCAGTAAACACTGTTGCCACCCCGTTAGGAGCAGGACTCGGTGTTTCCCTCACTACGAAGTTACTACTATTCATTGTTCCTGATGGCAAATCGGTTGTTGCCAAAGTAGTACCAGAAGTCACACGACCTTTAGCATCAGTAGTAACCTTGGTGTAAGTACCGGCAGTTCCCACAGAAGCAAGAGTTACGGTGATTGCAGTTGTTCCACTACCACTTGCATCGCCACTCAATGTGATTGATTGGTTACCTGTGATATAAGTATTGGTATCCAAGGACCAAGTATTCGCAGCGGTCTTTTTCAAGAATCCTGAAGTACCAGCCAAGGCAGCAATTGCATCTAAGTCGGCATCCCACGCTTGTACGTTAGTTCCGATAGCAAGTCCCAAAGTGG